CGGATAAAATGTGGCTTGAAATGGCTTCAGCGGTACAACAAGCGATACTTACCTCACACCAAATCAGTTCCCCTGAATTGCTTGGAATTATTACTCCAGGAGGTTTAGGAACTCCTGACCACCTTGAAGCTCAAGACCACTTCCAACATCTCGTGATTAAGCCGATACAAACCGAAATCAAACATATATTCGAGAAATTATTGTTATTGAGAGACGGAGTTGAAGCTGAATTAGTTATTAAACAATTTGAGATGGTTACTATACCTGACGCCGCTCCTACCGAAACGATAGATATAAATAAAGACGAAGTAGTCGGGGTAAATAAAAACGAAAATATAAACGAAACAAATGAGTAGTCCTGGATTAGTACCTCAAAATGTGTTGCTCGTGTCGGAGAGCAAACTTAAGAACTTCACTGACATCGACCCTAACGTTACGAGTTCAGTATTGTTGCCGTTCATCAGCGTCGTACAACAGACCAAACTTGAGTATATTATAGGTGCCAAGTATTATAAAAGTTTATTATATCAGGTTTCGGGAGGTACGATTTCTTCCAACACTACAGATAATAATTTCCTTCAATACTTCGTACAACCAATGCTTATTTGGGCTGCGTATGCTGAGGCCTTGCCATCGATTTTTATGCGTATCAAAAACAACGGAATTGTGACAGGGGCTGAAAATACTATTACGATTTCCGAAATGAATTATATGCAGAAAAGGGGAGACGATAGGTCGCAATTCTTCGAGCAACGTATGATTGACGAGATTATCTTTAACTCTAATCTATACCCGTTATGTTTTAACTATACTTCTAACGAAGGGTTATTTCCACATCTTGGAAAAAATTACTTTTCAGGAGTTCATCTAACTAATGGAAACTGGACTGATAGTCCTGGTTATATGATGAAGAATTACGGATTACCTTATTATTCAGACCCGACTTACGCTTGTTGTGGTTGGTAAAAAATATATCTAAATGAACGAAACCATATTACTTTTTTTATCTAACACTATAACAGGAATTGCTGGTTGGTTTGTTGGTCGTAGAAGACAACAAGCTGAAACCGACAACCAAACGTTACGCAATTTAGAACTTGCCGTAAATCTTTATAAAAACATCATCGATGACTTAAAACAAGAGATACACGAGTTGAATATTAAGATACAAGATTTAGAAAAGAAGGTAGACGAACTACACGCCGAAAATATAAAATTAAAGAAAAACTCATTATAGAATGCCAATCCCAAAACCCGAAACTGGAGAAAATGAAAGTCAATTTGTTAGTCGTTGTATTAGTAAAATAATCGACGAGTACGACCAATCTCAAGCAGCCGCGATTTGTTATAACTCTTATAGAACTAAAGAAGAGATGAGTAAGAAGGACGCGATATTCATTATCCAACCAAGAAAAGCCGAGAATAGAGGACAATACCTTACAAGATGTTCTAATAACTCAAAGATGAAAAACCAATACCCCGTAATGAAAAAGAGGTTAGGATTTTGTCTTAACTCTTTCAACGAGTATTATAGATATTGGAACAAATTAGATTTTGAGGAAGTCCCTACAGATAGTGCGTTAGGTACTTGTATTGCGAAGAATAAATCAAAAGGATTTGATTATAAGGAAGCCTACGCTAGATGTGCTAGTAAAGTAGTCGTACCTAATACTCCTGTCGTTATGAACGATAATTTACTTATCGAACCTGTTGCGTTCGGGGAGATAGATATTTTAGGGTATAAGACGAAGTATTTTTATATTTGTCCTGGCGCTCAATCTACGTTCGAACATCTTATTAGTATGAAACCCGACGAGGATACATCTAGAATGATTAGAAACGCCGCGGTACTAGCGGATAGTATTTTTGAGATAGAAGCAAAAGTATTAGATGAAGAAACCGCTTCAGTAGAACAATTAGAAAAGGCAACTCTACTAGTTGACGATTTTTACGATTTAATGGAGGTTATAGACAACGATTTAGGAATGTTACACGATGTATCGTATATGGAAGGACACCTTGAAAAAATAGGGTCTTACGTGAGAGAGGAGATGGGTTTAGAAGATGCGTGTTGGGAAGGTTACGAGGCTATTGGAACGAAAATCGTAAACGGACGTGAAGTACCGAACTGCGTACCGATAGAAAAAGAAAAATAAATTAAATAAAAACATAAAAAAATATGGCAAATCTATTCACAATAAGTATGAAGAGCGGTGCTGATACAACAATAACAAGTATATCAACAACGACGGGTGCTACGAATACTTTTACAATAACGGGTGGAACATTTCCACTTGTTGCGGGAAGCCCTGATATTACAGGAACATATACAACAATAAACGATGGTTTTAACTCTCCAACGGGAACTATATTTATGTTCTTGGTTGAAGGCTCCGCTCACATAGATTATTTTGTGGGTGGTGTAAAAGTATTTGATGGGGATTTTGGTAGTGGGTTCGCACAAATACCAGGCCCTATTGTTACAAATCAAGATTTAGTTTTTGATATTTATAATATTGTTGAACCAACACCCACACCGACTAACACACCAACACAAACAGGAACACCAACACCCACTCCGAGTGTAACACCTACCAATACAGGAACACCAACAAACACACCTACCAATACAGGAACACCAACAAACACACCTACCCCATCAGCAACTTAATTTTCATAAAAATAATTAGTTTATTTTTTGGAAAACTATCAGTATAATTATATTTGATGGTGATAGGGTTTATTCCGTTTGTGCTCTCATTCAGGTTTATTTTTTCCCTATCATTCTATTCAATTATCCAGATATATCAGGTCGTCCTATCCGTGTGGGCGGCCTGAACTTTTTTATAGGGGTATAAAAAAAAGGGAGGATTTCTCCCCCCTTAAATTACAAACGATAGACAAACTTTTTATTTTGGTGTATAGATTAAATACGGACTAATTCTACTTGAAACAAAATTGAAGTCCATATAAAATCTTTTCAGTCTAGAACAATTTTCAACGAAGTCAGCGGTATTAGACGACTTATACGCAATCGGGATAAGTTTAATTTTAACTCCCATATAGTCGGCGGTGTCTAAAAGATGGTTCATCAATTCAGTACCTAACCCTTTATTTCTATTGTATACTTCGATTATATGTAATTCAACGGAGCCTCCGTCGAAAAATAATTGAATTGTATAATCGTCAGTGTCGAAAAACGCCGCAGGTAAGGGTTCTTTACTCTCGTAACGGAACGGCTTGCCGTAACGTCTATCTAAATAAACTAACTTTATTTGGTGAGCAAAGGCTATTTTATCCGTACACCCTAAAGTCTTACCAAAATTGATACAGAAATCCAAGAAAAATTGAGGTATTCCGTAATCAACAGGGTTATTAGTCCCCATCATTTTTTTTATCTCCTTTAACACCTCTCTATTATTTATAATTGCCAAGCTTGTTTCGTCTATTGTCTGTATCATATTAGTCGTTTTTTATAGTTGTTAAGAATTGTTCCTTGAAAGTTTCGATAGTTTCGTAAAACGGGGAAGCGTAATTATATCCGTCACATACTACATCTTGAATATTTTTAATTACTAACCCCTCGTTTTGATTTACCCACTTCTCAACGGAAGGTCTATAAAGTTCTTCTTCCTCCTCGTCCTGTATAGTTTCGATAATTTGGTCAACCACGGAACTCTTATAGAAGATTTCAGCCGTTAGGTATTCAGGGTGATTTACTAGTTCGTCAATAATGTCTTTAATGTTTCTCATATCTGATTGTTTTAATTTTTACGAAGGTAAGGAAAAGTTCCGATATAAAAAAAAAATAAAAAAAGTTTCTACTATCCCTCGACTTTTCGTAGGAGTAGAGTATATTTATAATAATAAACGGATAAAAAAAAATTAAACCAAAATGAAAAAACAGATTTTTACTTACGACGAAACGAGACGAAATGCTCGAGTAAAAGAACTAATGTCTAATAAGAAAAATAACTTATTAGTAAGCGGAGATACGGGACAATTAGAAAATTGGAACGTAGACGAGTTTTTACCTACAACTAATAGAAAAGACGATAGAGGAAGATTAGTCGATTACGAGTGGGATAATACTATATCTAAATGTGGTATGACTTACCTTGAGATAGAGCAATTAAATAATACCTATAATAACTTTAGATAATGAGTAACACAAAAGAATACCACTACGATTATCTATCGTCCGAAGAGTTCGATAATATGTTCGACGATGAATACGAACTATGGTTAAAAACTCAACAAACTATCGCGGAAAAAGAAGCGATGGAAACTGATTACGAATATTGTAAATAAATTAAACTAAAAAATAAAAAAAATGACTGGAGAAACTCAAACACAAACGGGAACTACTATTACCGAAAAAGTTAAACCGACTATGAACGGATACATAAATAACGAAGGAATACTCTTTGCCTCTGTTTCGGAGATAGAGGATAGTAACTACGACGTAGATATGGATAAATATAGTTTTCTTGTTCGTACTAATTCAGGGGACTTTATAAACGTAATGTTGAAAGAAAGACAAATAAAAGAGATGTCCTTATTCGTTTCTAGAGAGCAAGCGGAACAAAGATATTTTAAGCACATTCAAGATAATTTCTAATGGAACAAACAAATAAAATATTACATTCATTTCTTCGATATAGTATTAAAGAAATGGAACAACAACTTAAGGAAATAAAACCTTATTGGAAAAATAGTACCGACCCTAACGAAAAACTCGAATACGAAAAAAGATTAGGAGTATTAAACGACTTAAAGGAGCAATTAAAGACCCTTGAAAATAAAAAATAAAAAAAATATATCAAAATGGAAAATAAAGAAGAAATATGGATAGAAATGTATGACTTCCCTAACTACGAAATATCTAATTTAGGGAACGTTAGAAACGCTAGAACGGAAAAACTAATTAAACTATTTACCGAAGGTAAAACTTACAATATGGCGTCCCTATGGTACAATAAAAAAGGTTATAACAAACGCGTTGGAAGGTACGTATGGATGTCGTTTAATAATCAGTTCTGTCACGCTACTATAGACCATATCAACGGAGACGCTACAGACGATAGAATTGAGAACTTAAGATGTATTAGTATGGAAGATAATAGAGCGGCTAGAAAAAACTACGATAGAAAAAATAAGTATAACCTAACTAAAAGAGACAAAGGATAT